CGCGCTTCGGCGCGCTCTCTGAACGACAACGACTCGGCCTGTGTCACGTCCGTTTCTCCTCGATCCTTTCAAGCATTGCGGTCACGCCGGCAAGCGTCGCCCTGCGAACATTGTGATCCAGATCGCGCCACGCCCGCGGCGGCAATCCGATTTCCTTCCGCAGAGCGCGATTGAAGATTTCCGCAAGCTCCTCGCGAAATTCGATTCTCGCGATAACTCGCTCGGCCTGATTATCGGCGCCCATCTGCCCGTCGCCGCAGCGCGGCGAGCCATGTGCCATGGATGTGAACGATCGGCCACTCATTCGCGTGCAAATGATCGAGCGCGGTGGTGACTTCGACAGCAGGGTTGCCGTAGTCGTGCCAGATGATGACGCCACCCGGTCGCAAGAGCCTGCTGGCGATCGCGCTGTCGTTCATGACGCCGTCGTAGCTATGATCGCCGTCGATAAAAACCGCGTCGCACGGCTCGTCGAATGATTCGCCCAGCGTCCGACTGTCCTTTTGAACAAGGACGAAACGCGAATCGTCCCGCGCGTTGCGCCCTGGAATCAGCGGGACTTCAGACTGCTGGCACTTGAGCGTCGTTCTGTGCCCACGCTCGGCATCAATGCCGATATATCTCTCGATCGAGTGAACATGATCGAGGACGCGTCGTGCGGTCGTCCCATCGTTACAGCCAAACTCGATCATCACTTTCGGCGATATGGCGCGAAGCAACGCGATCAGAATGACGACCTCGCCCCCGCCGAGATAGCGGCTGTAAGGTCCGGCGACGGGCTTCAGCCTGAGCTGAGATTTGCTGATCGTCGGCAGCGTCATGCTTGAGTGATCGAAATCTTGAGATCGAGCGCCTTGGTGATCTTCAAGATGTTCTTCCAAGTCGGGTTGGCCCGTCTTCCGGTTTCCAGTTCAGACAAGTGCGAATTTTGTATCCCCGTGAGCCGTGCCAGCTCACGCAACGATAGCCCTTTGCGTCGACGCGCTTCGGCGACGAATTCGCCCACATTCATGTTGAACCTCACGGATGCAGCGGCGGTCCGAATACCTTCCAGCCCAGCAGGACGAACAGGAAAAAATACAGAAAGTGACTGACATAGATGCCGTATTCGCCGACTTCCTTAACGAAGAAACCGAGCGCGAACCACAGCAGCATGAGAATCCAGAAGACGAGACCGAACGTCATTTTTTTCCTCCTTATCCGATCAGCGCCTCGATATCGATCGGCTTGACGTTGCGATCGCGGGCGCGCAAGCCCATCAGCATTGCCAGCGCAACCGCGCCGTCGATTCGAAAGCGCACCTTCGATTTGTCCAGCTTGCGAAACCCCGACGGGTCCATGACGGCGACGGCGTTGGCGACATTCCAGTTCAAGACCGGATTATTCGGATGGACGAGCTTGCCCTCGTCCAGCGCCTTCATCAGTGCGTCTACAGCCGGCCCCATGTCGCGGAAGCCCTGGCCCCATGGGATGATCCGCAGACCGTCGCCTTTCGGCTTGCGCGGCTGGGTCGGATCGTCGCTGTTGCGCAGCGGGTCTTCATACGCCTGGAGCCCGATACGATCGAACTCGCGGAGCAGATTTTGCATGCGCCAGCGGTCATAGGCGAGTCCGCGGATTTTATATCGCTGCGACAGCTCGGCAATGAACAGCGCAATCGCTTCGTGATCGATCGCCTTGCCCGGCGTCGCCAGCAGATGGCCGGCGTTATACCATTCCTCATAACGGTGATTGCCGGTGCCGAAGTCGCGCGCCGAATGCTCGGCAAGGCACTCGATCGGTTTCCAGAAGAACGGCGCGACGCGACAAGGATCGGCGACAGAGCCGGCGACGAGCGCCGTCAGATCGTCGACGCTTGACAGATCGAGCGCGCAATAAATCTCTTCGCCATCATTGAGCGCCGCCTGCCCTGCGCATTCGAACCACACGGCGCGCGAGATCAGCGACGAGATCGGCGAGACGCGCTGATTGAGAATGAGGTTGCGCGTCTTAGGCTCTTCCGCCGGCATGCGCTTGGCTTTTCTGATCGCGGCTGCCAAGTCTTCGCGATCTCGAAAGTCATCAAGTGCCGGGTTAGCCTTGCGCCACTGCGCCTCGTCCTCAAGATCGCAGTTTTCATCTGCCGCGTAGAGATGACAGACGATCGTCGGATCGATTCCTGACAGGCCATCGTCGATCAACTTTGAAAGAATGTGTTGCGGATCGTTGCTCTGCGTCGAGATCGTAATAAACAGCGGCTCTTTGCAGGCGCCGAAAGACGTATCGAGAACGTCGTACAGGTCGCGCCGCTTCGCTTGCGCCAGCTCGTCATAGATGACGACGCTTGGCAGATAGCCGTGTTTGGTGCCGGCCTCGGCGGACACTGCACGGTAGATCGAGCCGGTCGCGCGGCCGATCATCGTCTTTGTCGACGGGATTACGTCGATCTTTTTTCGCAGCTCCGGTTCCAGATCAACGAGCTGCTTGGCGAACTTATAGACGATGGAAGCCTGATCGCGATCGTTCGCGGCCGAATAAATCTCGCCATGCGGGATCGCTTCAGGGCCGACAAGATGCGCCAGCGCTATCGCCGCGATCAACGCCGTCTTGCCGTTTTTTCTCGCCATCGAGAGGATCGCACGTCGCACCGCGCGCCGCATTCCCGCATGTGGTTCGTAAATGTCCCGAATGAAATGCTTCTGCCATGGCTTCAGAAGGAACGGCTTGCCCTGACCGATGCCGCTCGGAATCGTCAGGCGCTCGATAAACTGGATAACCTTCTTTGCGCGAAGGCGCCCGCGCGCCGTTCGCCTGATCGCAGGAGAATGGCTAAGCAAGCAGGTCGCCGAACTTGCTCGCGCCCTTATTTTCGCCGACGACGCCGCTCGCAATGCGCGCCCGCGCAATCGGCGTCATTCCGAATTCGGAAGCAAAGCGCAGCATTTCCTGGGCCGCTCGGCGCGCGGCGAGGACCATCGGATTCGTTGCCGCCTCGCCGTTGCTCCGCCGGATCAGAAAGCCGTGCATGATCGGATCGTTGTTGACCATGCGCGCGAGCGCCTCCTCGGCGAGCCGCCAACGCGCATAAGACTGGCAGTAGACCGCGAACATCGGACGGTCGATCATCGTCAGAATGCCGAGCCGGTACAGCTCTGTCGCGCGCTCGCGCCATTCCTCCGCGGCGTAGCCTTCGAGATATGCCGGCGCTTCCGGCACTTCGGCATCAAGCTTAGGGGCCAGTTCGTTCTGCGGCAGCGGGCGGTGCTGCGGGTTGCCTTGAAGCACCCGCAAGTGTGTCGGCGTCGGCCGTCGTCCCTTGACCATGATTTTCCCTGTGTTTTCAGCGCTAAATCGCGCTATCCGCATGATCCGACAGGCTTTTTTATTCCTGGATTAAGCGGGATAGTCCTTGCAAAAGCGGACATAATGTCCTATGTACGTACTCGTTGCTGACGCAACACCCGGAGAGCAGCTACCCGGTAAACGCTTGCAAAAACTGAAGGAACTCTCAAATGTCTTCGTTCGCTTTGCTCACTCTCAATAAGCTCGCCACTGATGACCAGCAGCGGTCGTTAGACGCCGAAGAGGGCGTGCCCCCGCGCACTGACCCGACGCATATCAACGTCTTTGCAATCCGCTGCTTCTATCCGCGCAAGAACAACCTGCCCGGTACGCGTATCACATTCACAGACGGGGGCGGCTTCGCCGTCGCGGAGCCCGTCGAGTATGTGCGCGAGGCTGCATCGCTTGTCGCAAAGGGCAAGCCCCAGCCCGCACCCCCCCAAGACGCCTGAAAAGTCGAAATCTCTCCCTTCGGGGAGGGGTCGCGCGGCACTTGTCCCCCGCGCCTGACGAGACAGACTGCAAGGGGCGACGCGAAGCCCGGGAGATTACCTAGTGTCATATCTCGATCGAGGGTTTGGCGTCGAACTTGAGTGCTACCTTCCCGAGGGCATGACGCACGCGCAAGTCGCCGCTGAACTTTCCCGACGCGCCAACATTCTCTGCAATCACGAAGTCTATAATCATCACCTGCGCTCGCACTGGAAAGTCGTCACCGACGGCTCGCTCCAGAGCTTCGCTCGCGGCGCCGAATTCGTCAGTCCGATCCTGTTAGGTGAGGACGGCCTTTCTGAACTTGCGCGAGTCTGCGACGCGCTCACTGAGATCGGATGCACCGTCAATCATCAGTGCGGGGTGCACGTTCACGTCGGCGTCCGCAATGCCTCGCTCGATTTTTTTAAGTCGATAACGAAGTTTTACGGAATTTTCGAGGGCGTTATTGACGCCATGATGCCTCCGTCACGTCGTGACAGCAGCAACACCTATTGCCGCTCAATGACGAGCGCAAGCCCTGCCGCGATCGACCGCACGCTGTCGCTTAATGAGCTTATCAGTATCGTGACGGCGAACGCTCGCATGCCGCGCTATTCGAAACTCAATCTGTCTTCGTTCATCCGTCAAAAGACTGTCGAGTTTCGCCAGCATCAGGGGACGCTTGACGCGACAAAGGTACGAATTTGGACCGTTCTTTGTCTCCGCATGGTTGACGCCGCAATGCGAGGCATCGCCTTCGGCGACAGCGCAGAGCGTCCGCGCAATCGCGCTAAGCCGGGCACTCAATCACACATGATCGGCGAGCTACTGTTGCGCCCCGAAGGCGTGACGCAAGCCGAAATTCAAGCACTGACAAATGGACGCTCGCGTCACGTTCCGAGCCGCGCCCGCACCTGCGGCATCGCGATTACAAGCGTACGTACCGGCCGAGCAATCCGCTATTTCGCTGTCGCCGCGCAATCGGCAACCCTTGATGTTTCCATCGTGGGTTTTTGCGAGACGATCGGCGCGACCGCGACTGAACGGCGCTATATCGAAATGCGCACCGAGTCGATGCGCAATCTCTACACGTGAAAGGAAAACGGCGATGACAAAAGAGGACCTGAAGCAATGGCAAATCATGATGGGCTACGAAGATAAGCATGCAATAGACGCGCTCGGATGCACGCCTCAACAGTGGCGCGCATGGACGAGCGGGGAAAAAATCCCGCGCTATATCGCACTCGCGACATCAGCGCTTGCGCTAGACATTTCGCCCAACGGCGACAGCGACTACGGCGACAGCGGCAAAGGAAAGTAAAATGACGCGTTCAACAAATGTGCGCACCGAGCGCATTCGACAACTCAATGATGAATTTCGCAAGACTCTAAGCAACGGCGGCACCGTAGTCATGACCCGCGGCGTCATGGACCTATCCGACGATGCGAGAGCGCAAGTCGTTCTCAACGTCGCCCAGTTCTCAGACTTCAAGAAAAGCAACGACCCCTACGGAGAGCACGACTTCGGCGCGTTCAATCTCGCGGGTCAACGATTCTTCTGGAAAATCGACTACTATGACAAGAGCATGGACTTTGGCGCCGACGATCCTAGCGACGAAAAGAATACGACGCGCGTCCTGACGATCATGCTCGCCGAGGAATACTGAAACCTACACCAGGGGCAACGCAACGCCCGGGAGACGACAATGTTGTACTTCGCTTACGGATCGAACCTCAACAAAGAGCACATGGCGCAACGCTGTCCGAATGCGACGCCTGTCTGCAAGATCATGATGCCCGACCAGCGTCTTGTGTTTCGCGGCGTCGCTGACTGCATCTACGAGCCGGGCGCGATATGTCCCGGCGCAATCTGGAAGATCACAGCCGAATGCGAGCGAGCGCTTGATATTTACGAAGGCGTCCGCAGCGGCATGTACCGCAAAGAATATCTTGAGCTTGACAAGCCCATCATGGGCGAGACTCGCATCATGCTCTACCGTATGAATTCGCGGGGCATCATGCCGCCATTCGAGGGCTACTTCGCTTCGATCTGCGAAGGGTATGCCGATTTCGCTCTTCCGACCGCGCTGCTCGACAAGGCGTTGCACGCGTCGTGGGACAACAAGCATCCGAGCCATAAAGAGCGAAAGCGTCATCGTCGCAATGGGCGACCTGCGCTCGCACGCAAAAACGCAAAGGAGACCAACGAATGACCATCATCAAATCACTGATCGCGTCTGGCGCGATCGTACTCGGCCTATTGTCTTCCTCAGTCGCGCAATACTACAAACACACGATATGGGACGCACGCCAGCTCAAGGTCGGCGATTCCGTCGATGAATTTATACCGCCTTTGAGAATGTGTGTCGCGCCCGGCGATCCGAAATTCGCGGAAGCGAATCGAAAGCATCGCGAAACCACCAACACACTGCGGCAGCAATATCCGCAATCGCACTTCACAGATTATCAGCTCCCTTCGTGCGAAGTCATCGGCAAAGCCAGCGACACGTCGGCTATCATCACAGTGCGATCGATTGATGCGCAAGCGCGTATATGCTTCCGCATCAGCGGCGGCATGGACACCCGCACTCCCGGCAGCTTCGATCTAGACGCGGAGTTGGAAGCGCTGCCGCTTTATTGCGCCCTTGTGTCAGCCTCGACCAGCGCGAAGATTTGGAGTCGAAAGGACGACAACAAATGAACGACATCGAATATCGCGCTGCGCTCTCCGCGCTTCGCCTCAATCAAAGAAGCGCCGCGCATTTCCTCGGCATTGACGAGCGTACCTCGCGGCGCTGGGCTGCCGGCGATAAGGACGTTCCGCATGCAATCGCTCTGCTACTCCGCGTCATGATCACTTTCGGAATATCGCCTCGCACTGCTCGCGAGATTGCACAAAGGAAACCGCAGTCGTGACCGCCAGGACCATAACCAAAATCGACGCCGTGGCATGGGTCACGGCGATCGTCTGCATCGCGCTCCTGATCATGATATGGTGACGCAATGAAAATCATCGCTGTCCGACAGCCCTGGGCGCACCTGATCGTCGCGGGCATCAAGCCAGTCGAGAACCGCACGTGGCTGATCAACTACAGGGGACCGCTTGCGATCCTCGCGTCGCGACAACGCGCCGCGCGATCGATCGAGGATATCGAGGAACACTATGACGTTTGCATTCCGCGCGATCTTCCCGTCGGCGGCATTGTCGGCGTCGTCGATATTATTGACGTTGTCAGAGATCATCCGAGCCGGTTCTTTGTCGGCCCATACGGATTCGTACTTACGAACGCGCGACCAGTCGCATTTATCCCGATGCGCGGGCGGTTGAACATGTGGGACGCGCCTGACGACATCGCCAGACAGCTGCTAGCGCCGGCAGCGGCATAAAAACTCTTCCAGCGTTTCAACAAGCAATAGATTACCGAATTTCTCCCGCCACAACCCAGCGCCGCTATAGACGATCGTCGGCGTCGAGACCTGTTGCATGGTCGCCGCGATCATCGTCGGGTCGCTGATCGAGAACCAGCCGGCGAGCGCTATCAGGTCAACGAGCCGATTGCGATCGAGCGCAAGAACCCAATCGCAAAACCGTTCCTCCCTGCCGCGGCGCTGATCGAGATCGACGGCGTAGCGAAACCGATCGCTCGCATCCATTACGGCGATCATGACGCCGGCACCCGAGCCGATCAGCAATCCCCGACTCGCGCGGCGATAATCGACCACCGGCACATCGAACAGCGCACTGCACAGATTCAGCCGACCTTCGTGGCCCATGCGTTGAGCTGGCGGTCGGCATCAGCGCGCGACATTTTCGGGCCGGTATACTCGAACGAGGCAACGAGGCGATCGATGGCGCGGCGCCGGTCCATGGCATGATTGCCCGCGGCATGTCGCGTCGGCTTCGAAGTCATCCGCCACAGCGGCGAGCGAACCCGGTGGGCGATTTCTGCAGGGTGCCCTGTGCAGCTCACCGCGCGAAAGCCGAAGCCGCGCCACATGCTGGCGATCCTGGTGAACAGCGCATTGCCGATGCCGACACCCTGAAAATCGGGAAGGCAGACCGTCCGATGTCCGCGGCGCAGCCGACCGTTGGACTTGCCGAAAAACGGCAGCCACGCATCGAACGCAACCGGCCGATCGTCGATGAAGGCACAGAAGCAATACGCCGAATGCGCAAGCGATGCCGTCAGATAATGATGGTGGGCGAATAGGTCCCAGGCCGAGTGATGCACCCGACAAATTTCAAGCTTGATTTTTGGCCGCCCTCGAAGCGACCTCCAAGCGAACGCATTCGTCGCCGGCATGTAAACCCAGTCAGGGTCCAGCCATTCGATAACATCGTCGTGGCACGTCACGGCGACGAACTTGCCGCCGCGGCGCCGCACGGTTTTCGCCACCGCCGCCGAGCCGATCTTGCCAACCGTGCGATCGACGACCGAGGTGAACTCGTCAAACACGCACAACTCGGGCCGCTCGGCGAGCGCTCGCGCCAGCGTGGCGCGGAACTGTTCGCCATTCGAGAGGACATGAAACGGCCGCACCCACGAAGGCGGCGACGAAAATCCGACCGACGACAACAGAAGCGTTATGTCCTTGATGCCCATCGCCGACGGGAAAGCATCGACGATCGATTTGTTTTTTGACCACGCAAACCTGGTCGTAAACGCCGAGCCGAAAACCTCCCGCGCGATCGTGGTCTTACCGCTTCCGCTCGGCCCAACAATCGCGCCGACATGCCAATCCCGCTCGTCAAGCGGCAGCGCGACATCCCACGACAGCTCGGCGCGCTCGACAGGCGGCACGTCGAACAAGCCTTCCAGCTGCATAACGCGCGGCGTCCTTGCGACCGCCGTCGCGCACTGAACCGTCGCAGCTATGCGACCAGTGCGCGGCACGTTAGCCCTTCGCCCTGCAATCTTTTGAGCAGCCGCGTTTGCTCCCGCTCGCTCCTGCATTCAATCACCACATGGAATTGCGATTCGAGATCGCCGACACCCGGTGCCAGATCGCGGGGCAGCAGTCGCTTTAACTGCGCCTCGGAAAATCCCGTCAGGGACAAATACTGCGAAGCATCGGTTTGCAGCGCGCCAAGTTCTAGCGCCAGCAGTTCGGAATCCCACGAGGCGTTTTCCGACAGCTTGTTATCGGCGAGAACATAGGCCCGAAGCTTCGCTTTCGGCCATCCTCGCGCGACGATGACCGGGACCTCGGGCATGCCAAGAGTCTTTGCCGCAAGCCAGCGGCCCTCACCGGCTTGTATCTCGCCGCTCTCTGCGATGACGAGCGGCATCGTCCAACCCCATTCCCTGATGGCGTTGGCGATCTGCTCGATCTGCGTCTGCGGATGTTTCTTGGCGTTGCGCTTGTTCGGCCGCAGCTTGGCGATCGGCCAGCGCTCGACCTTTTCCGCCAGCAGCTCGACAGGCTTCGGCTTGGCAATCGCTGTCATTTTTTCCAGACAATGAGCTTGTGCATTTCCTCAGTCATGCGCTGCCCCAATGCGGCGTACATCTCGGCGCGCAAGATTGGTCGCGTCGACCACTTCCTGTAAAAGGAAGCCATTGCAGTCAGGAAGCCTCTTCGCTTGGTCTGTCGCGCAATGCGCCGCTGCGCCTTCCTCGATCGGTTGACCTCAAAGCGCGAATGTGGGCGCACGACAGTCCGGACGATGCCGCGAGCGCGCGATCGCATGGTGAACGGCCGCTTGCGGTGCATGTCCTCGGTTTGCCAGTCCGACATGACGGTGCCGAGATCGACGCGCTTGAAGTGGTTCACGGTCCTGATCATGCCGGTGACCGTCTTGAGCGGCCCGCTCACGTCAACTTCGACAGAATACATGTCATGCCACCGCATCGCGATTAAGAATAATCCGCTGCACTTCGCGGAACATATGATCGGCTTCACGACGCAACTCGACCTCACGTCGATTGATCGGGCCCCAATGCTGACGAAGGTTCCGCAAGCCGATGGCAGCGGTTTCGACTGCAAATTGCGGACAATTTTTGGCGAGCACCTGATATTGATAGCCGGCGCCGCTGCCGTAGCATTCCCAATCGCTCGTCGAGCAGTTGACGCCCTGGCTGAAATGCTGAATCGCGCATTGCTGGGCATCGACCGCCGGCAGATACGAATCCATGAGCCCCTGCATTTCGTCGCTGCTGTTGCTGGCGTTCCAGCTCATTTGGAACAACCCAGCTTCGGCGGTATCGGACGAGACGTTGTCGGCCGACATGTCGCGACCTTCGCAGTGGCGCCCCGACGATTCGCGCATGCCCAGGCCCATCAGCATGACGAACAGATGGCGCAGCGTATCGATGCCATCCTTACCGTTGCTCATGCCGAGCGTGGCGAATTCCTGGGCATACCAGGACAAGGCGTCGACGTCGGCATCGCCACTCGCGGCGCGGCCCATCTCGATCGCGGCGGAATCGCCGATCCGATATTTCCGCAGGGCCGTCGCAAACGCATGCGCCATCCCGATAGTGTAACCGGCTGGCGCAACGCCGCGGTCGTCCCAGCTGTAGCTCGATATGGCCGAATAGAGCGCGGCATCGCTGATCGCCGCAATGGTCGCCTCGTCGAGCGGCGATAGCATCGGTTCGGGATACGGCGGCAGACTGTAATCTTCCTCCAGCTCGGCCCATGTCGCCGGGCCAACGACGCCGTCGATCTCAAGCTTTTCGCGGCGCTGATAGCGGCGAACGGCTTCATCGGTGATCTGTCCGAAATCGCCATCGACCGGCTGAACGCCAAGGCACTCCTGCACGGTGACGACATGCATACCGTCTGAGCCAAGCTTGATAGTCGGACGACTGCTCACCATTCGTTCGCTCTCAGATATTCGTCGAGGGCTTCGCCAAGCTTTATTGCCTCGGCGCGCTCGATGCCGGCTACGGTGATGACCGTCAGCATATCCTCGCGATTCAGCGCGCGGTTGGCGATGCGTATCGCGAACGCGATGGTCTTTGCCATGTCACACGCAATGACCGTCATGCCGTCTCCACCGTCGTCGCCAGCGGCGCCAATGCAATGACCACGTAATTGTGGGCGACGCCGCGCAACGGTGCGATTGCCCCGGCGCCGCCGCCTTGCAGCACGTAGGTGATTAACATCGGCGCGGTCTGCCGTCCTGTGTAGACGCCTTTGCGATCGTCGTACTCGTGGAACACGATAGTGTCGCCAACTTTGTAATTGCGGTCATTCGCGCGAACATCGAACGACTTTTTGCCGCTGGCCAGCGGTTCGAAAAAATCGGGCCATACTTTCACGTGATGAACCGTCACAGCAAAATCTCGATGATGTCTTCGCTGTTCGGCGCTGTCCCTTTGGCCGCATGGAGATTTGTGATCTCAACGGGAATAGCTTCAAGCAAAGATTTCTCGTCCGCCGCTGCAACGAGCAACCCTCGAAGGTCCGGGCTCGTCGCATAGAAGAGCCCCGCTCTGCCCTGTTCGATCTTGATCCGCATTTTTTCCCCCTCTCTGCCTTTAACGACACTAACCATGTTGGCACCTGGGCGCAGGCGACGCAAGCCTCGCGGGCCGGTGGCGCCACCACCGACGCAGGGGCCTCACTTCCCCCGCCACCTCACTGTTGACCCGGTGCGGCCATCTGCCGACGTGCTGGGCGCTGACCGTCGCTTGCGCGACCAACGGAAGGGCGCGGCGGACGGGTGTCCGCTACCCGCGAGATTGCTCGTTTTCGTTTCGGTGGCGGCTTCCATCGCAGTAGCCGCTCCAGTACACGCCGCAGCAGCCGTACGGTCGTGCCAGCATGGGCCGGGCTCACATGCGGATTGAGCCGCAGACGCAACGTCGTCCGTCGCAACAGGATGGCGGCAACCGCAGGCGAGCCGGCGCTGCTCATGACGCTGGCCCAGTCGCATGACCCCGCGGTTGCCATAAATCATTGCCCCTTGTAGAGCTTGGCGCGCACCGCGCAATCCTTGGCCTCCAAGAGCTTCCGAAGGGCAACGGTGCGCTCCGGGTTGCGCGGCAGATCGGCGGAAATGCGCGCCGCCAGATCGGCAAACGGTTTGCTGACGGCCTGCAACTCGCCGCGCAAATGATCGTAGGCGAAAAACTGCAACATCGGTTCCGGCGCTTCAGCCATCAGCCTCGTGCTCCCTTTGGCCCAGGTCCAGGCCATCCATGTGCTCGTCAATCGCGCCGCGAAGCTCGGCGCTCATGGGCTTGCGGCCGTAATCGGTTTCTCGCCAGTAGCGGCGGCGCAAATTCATCGGCAATTTCCACCAAGTCGCGGTCTCGAATTCGGCTCCCTCGGTTTTTGACATTTTCCCCTCTCCCTCAACTCAAAATTGAAGCCAAGCATTCTTTAATTCGCGGCCGGTAAAACGAGATCGCGCGCCCGCCGCGGCTTA